TTTGAGCTCATCTATACGTAGTTTATCAGCAGCTTTCTGCGCTTCTTCTGCTTCAACTTCTGCTGTAATGTCAGTGATAACGATTGTATATTCTACTGGTAGCTTACAGTTTTGATATTCAACTTCACCAAAGAACTCAACATCGACTATCTCTAGGCAGTTAGTTTGATCGGTGTATTTTTCCCATCGCTCAGGTTTACCCCATGAATCGTTAGCGATATTATCAGCTATCCAAGCTTCTGCTTCGAGTTGGGTTTTGAATTTAGCTCCGTATGACTTGCCTTTGATATTAGATATTTCTATCTTCACGTCAGCAAAAGAATTAAGAGATATAAGCAGTAGTATTAAGTATTTCATATTATTTTATCCTCGCTATTGAAAATGTGTTTCTGTCTCCAGCTCCTACTAGTGCCTCAGAACCGCCAGAGTTTTGGAATAAATCTATATTAATAGTGTCTCCTTTAGCTAGGTTTATTAAAGTTGTAACATTGCTTGTAGTGTTGTCAGCAGTAATTGTACCATCGAACTCTATATTAACCCTGCTTACAGTCGCTCCGTTCTTCTCTACGGTAATAAAAGTTATGTTTGAGGGGGCTGTAGCTAGAGCAGCAAAAGTTGTTGTTGCATTAACCGCATACCATCCCGATAATGGCGCAGTATAAATACCAGTTGATGTATTATATGATCCATGAGTATCTTCGATTAGATCCTCATAGATCACTGTTTGAGCAGAAGCCGTTCCAATACTCTGACCATTATTACTAGTATACCTAGCCGCAACCGTTTCAGTTTCAAGTATTGTTTGAGGTGATGCGAGTTTAGTGATTGACAAGTTGTTGTATATACCAGAACCACTTGAGCTTAGAGTTCTACTGGAACCTGTAGTGTTAACTATTTCTAGAGTGTCGCCCTTTGCGAGTTTTATTTGATGTGAAATATTAGGAAGTGCGTCCCCTGCTGCCGGAGCTGATCCTGACAGATATACTTCTGTGCCGTTAACCTCTATTCCGATATTCACCGTGGAAGAACTGAATCTAGCAGAAGCTGTTATTAAATACGTTCCGGCTTCGGGTACTGTGTAAACGCCTGTTGTAGAATTATATGCTCCTACGGTGTCTACTATTTTGTCAGTATAAATTAGAGGAGAACCATCGGTAACTGTAGCCGCCGAGTTTGCGAAGTATGTCGAAACTATCTCTCTCCCACCTAGATCCTCAGACATTGCTGCGTCACTAGACCAGCCTTGGATTGGTACTGAGAATGATATATGCACCTCATCATTAATCGCAAAGGTCATCGGTGCCGTATTTGACACACCTGTGGTTTCTTCAAATGTGCCATAGTCAACAAAGTATCTAGGGTTTACAGTCGTGGTTGAGCTGTATCTAACAAAACCAGAATGTGTTGCTACTCCAGAATCTAATACAGTTACTGTACTTCCACCCAGGTTTTTGTCGCTATCAGCGTTAATTTTTGCTGTATCTATAGATCCATCTGGGATATCTATAGTTAATGATGTTCCGGTAGGGGCTCCACCTGTAACTATTTTTATGTCATAGTATGCTGTATCCCCTACTCTCCTTTTATACCCAGTATATGTTGCTAATCCAGTCCATGACCCTGTAGGAGTAAAACTCTCCCACTCAGTAACAATCGCACCCCTAGCTAATCTAGTAGGAGAAACTGCAATCTGATCGAAGTAGATTGAAAATCCTGCTGTATTTTCTTGATTAACCATGAAGCTAATTCTATAGCTAGTTGAATCTGGCGCAGTTTGAAATTGGAAGTAATGAACTCCCTTACCACCCTTTAAATCTTCACCGTTAACTCTAATTATCTGTGAGTTAGTAACATCATAAATAAATATTCTAATATCGCCATCAACATAGTTAGCGTCACTTGCATCATACCAGAATGAGCCTGTTAGCTTTTGAGCTTGCATCCCTTTATCTATCGTAAAGTCGTAGCTGAAACCTTCATATAAAGCCGCTGGTGATCCCACAGCTCCTTGTACTAGCTTTAAGTCACCTGTCTCCCTAATGGGGGTTGTAGTATTTCTAGTTAATGTTAAATTAGCTGCTGTGCCACCTGTGCCATCTACATAAGCAGATGCATCATCAAATGTTGCATAGCCTGTTGTGTCTACTTCAATATCTGTATTTGTTATGTAGTTTATTCCACCGCCAGATCCACCACCGATTTCACCCCATGCACCAGCTGTATATCCCTCGAATTTTGATGTGTCAGAGTTATGTCTAAACATACCAGCATTAGGTGATCCACTTCTTTGCGCTGTAGTTCCACTTGGTATGTCTATTTGACCTGTACCACTCATCAATATATCAGAGCTAAATGTTTTCTCACCAGCCACAGTTTGTGCCGTTGTTAAATCCACAAAGTTTTGACTAGCTGATCCAGTGCCACCGTTAGTAATAGGTACGATGCCAGATATTTCAGTAGCTACATCTATTAGTGCTTGATTGGATAATACACCACTGGTTAGCTTTACAAATCCACTCCCAGAGCCAAGTATAATATCGCCAGTTCCGTTAGGAGTAACAGTAAAGTCGCCATTAACAACTGATGCAGTAACTTCATCTACTTTAAGAGTTTTTGCATTTACATTTAATGTAAATAATATAAGTAGTAGTAAACAATTAAGCCTCAAAGCTTGCGTTTTCAACCCATGCGCCATTTTCATAAATTCTCACCTTATTATCTGTTGAATTGTAATATATATCACCATTTTCAGCTGTACCCTCGCCAGTTACAAAGGCAGCATCACTAGCATATACAGCTAATTTACTAGAAGTTGTACCTGTCTCGGCTGGATTAGTTGCACTTGTAAAGCCATCTGCAAAATCAAATATTCTTGTACTCATCTTACCAAATCCTCTCTAATTTTTTCATATATTAAAACATCTAATGGGTTATCAATAAAGTTATCCAAAGATGTAGTCGGCTCTATAAACACGTTTTCATGTGATTTAATCCACCCCATAAAACTAGATGCACTATATGTATATCCAGATGATGATAAAACCAGCTGATAACTACCTTTTTTTAATGGTAAACTGAAATTTAGTGCTTTGTACAGATAAGCATAATCATCTGTAGTTGATAAATCTGATTTAATATCTGCACTTGTAAATGATGCAGATGCTAAAGTTGTTGCGTCTTTATTTAGTGATAGTGTGAAAGTTCCAGCTGGCGCATTATACATCAGTAGCTTCATTTTAATGCCAGCCACATGATAAATTCTATCATAATCAAGTGTGATAGTTTGGCTTAATGTAGTATCTAGCTCATCTACTACTATATAGCTCATTTATTTAGCCTCTATAAGATTTAGAGATGTATTATAATAGCCGCTGCTGACGTTTACGAAGCTAGGTGGATTTTTAAAGTAGTAAAAGCCGTTAAATCTATCATCGTTATTTGCTAGTGATTCAGTTTCCAAATCCATATATATAAAAAATGGCTTAACAGTTCTATTGCCATCATATACTGCGTGAATGCTATCAACTTCATCTTTATCTAGCACTTGAAACTGTAAATTATTAAGCTCTTTCTGTGTACCTATATCATCTATGAATTTTTGACCGTATCTGTTAACTCTCTGGTTAGATAGATCATTATTAATGTATTCCCAGTTATATCCTACACCATTAGTTGCTATATCTGTCGCAGCCCCTAGATACATATTAGCTATCTCGCAGTAACCTAGCGTAGATGTTAATACTATTCTCCAGAATCTATAAGATTGAGCTGATGCAAATGCTTTAACAGATACACCAAATGTATTATCTAGTGTTGCTGTGGTAGTGAATGCTGGCGCTCCCCAACTATCAGTACCATTGGCTTCTATAGTTATAGCAGTTATACCAAAGCCATTTTGCCAGTTATCTACTATTGCAAAGTGATCTATTGACTCAGCTGTACCAAAATCAATTACAATATTATCTGAATTAGATGTAGATCTATAAGATTTAGTGCGTCTACTATCCAGTAGATTGGTAGCTGGATATTGTGCGTTTTCTGTTGATGCCGTTATAGTAGCTGCATCTAGTAAATTGTTACTTAGAAATTTTAAACCCATTATATAAATCCCTCTACTCTTTGATTTCTAACAGCTCTAGCTATCTCTCTTTCATCTACTTGTACGATAGATGTAACCTCTATAGTTGTAGGCTCTGTGCTTTGAGATCCTCTACCAGCAGCGATATCAAATAATTGCCTCTGTTGATTAGCATTTAGTATCATCTCACCTGTGCGCACATTTGCAGTTGTATTGTCAGTGCCATTAGTTGCACCGCTAAATCCACCTACGACTCCACCAGTTTGAAATGATTGTTTTTGTATTTGTGAAACCTGATTTAAACCAGTGGCGACAGTTGTAGCTAGTACAGCTAAATTTGCTGGATATGGATAATCTCTAAATGCTCTAGTTGCAGCAGCATAGGTGTTTATAGTTGCTGATGCGATAGCTAGTGCTTTCTGTTCATTAGTGCCTTTTTTAGCTAGGTTTGAAGCCTGTTGAGCTGCGATACCAAAGCCTCTGACTAATTGCTGTTGGTTTTGTACTCTAGATTCATTAATAGCTTTTTCAGCTTTAGCTTGTGAGTTAGATACAGCTATTTCATTTTTTATAATAGCCTTTCTATCAGCCAATGATTTAGCCTGT